CCACGTTACCCGTGCCCCAAGCCTGAACGCCTCCAGTGCCGTAAACCATCGCAAGCCCGAAAGCTTGTGGGTAAACACTTGAGATTGCCAAAAGTTGGGCAGGCTCAACGCTTGATTCATCGGTTCGAGTAATGTCACCAGGCACGCCGTTAGGAGCCTGAAACAAATATGAAACGTCTCGTGTTTTAAACTTGCGTACCTCTTTCATTTTCATCTCTCCTTTAATGTTTCTGACTAGCATAAAATTTTGCATTAACTTCATTCATCTTTTCAGCGGACATGGGACCGTTACCCAAAGTGTCCATAACTTCTTTGTGCTTTTTGGTTTTTCCAAGCTCTTCGGTGCGAGAAGACTTCAGCACTTCACTTGTGGCCACAAAAAGCATATTCACTTTTTCAGCCGAATCAAAAGCGGGGGCTTTTCCACCAGTGAAGGTGTCAATTATTTTCTTACCTTCTTTGGTGCCGTAACAGGTTTTAAGAGCTTTCACTTTAATGTCTTTTGATTTCTCAATTCCGGGGGCCAAGATTTCAGCGCGGGAAAGAGTGTCACTATCGCCTGTCATGGTGCTTTCTTCAAAGTCGTCGTCTTCAGATTCTTCCTCTTCTTCGCCCTCTTCTTTTTCATCGCCCGCTTTATTTTCTAAAAGTTTTTCAACAGCGGCCTCTAGAGCTTTCAAACGTTCTTCCATAGCGGCGGGCTCATCTTTTGATTCTTCTTTTTTCTCTTCGGGCTCCTCGTCTTTTTTCTCTTCTTTGCCCTTTTCTTTTTCGTCAACAGGAGATTTCTTGGTGACCTCACCCCGAGCGTCATCTTTAGCGCCCATCATGGAGTCAATCTTCTTTGACATCTCATCCACCATTTTTACAAGCTCGTCATACCCGTCGCCTTTTTCATCTCCGCTGACAACTTTTCCCTCGGGGTCTTCGTCAGCCACCATTTTCATAATTTCGTCTTGAACCTTGGCGAGCTGCGCTTTTACTTTCTCCTTTAACGTCATTGTCTTATCTCCTTTATGATCGTAAATTTTGTAGTCGTGTCCGGCTCGCCCTTGTTGAACCAAGGCAAGATGATTTCCAATAATGTTTTTTTGTTTCGCTTTTCCATCTTCGGTTTGGTCGTAATCGGCTTCATAACCACAAGACACTTCACGAAGACCGTTTTTAACAAGACCAATTGCCATTTTATCAGTGATTAGAAGATCGGCCACCAGGTCGTCTTTATCTCGCCTGACATTTTGCATGATGCCTTTAGCAAGCTCTGACCAATTTTCAGGGCCTACAAAGTCATCGGGATGACGAATGGTAATAGCTTTTCCCTCAAAAGAGGCCATGGTCTTTGGTGAAAATACTTCAGACTCATCTCGCCAAATTTTAACTAAACCTTTGTCATCACCCGTTACGGGGGTTTCAGATTCTTTGTAGACCATCTCGCCTGTTCGAGCGATTGGTACGGCCATACAAAGTAAATACCCCTCCGGTGTTTCATGAATGTTTTCAGAAATCGAAGAGGCTACAAAGTATTTCATTTAGGCAACAGGACCACCAGGGATGAGATTCATCACAAAGCGCATTCCCACTACTGTGTTATTAGCTGGAGCCGTTGGTAAAAACGGAGCTACATAAGCGCCCGTTGAGATGGTGGGACCGATGAACTGAACAATGGCATAACCTCCACCGGTGGCGGGGTTACAAGTTTGGTTAATATCGCCCACTACCTCAAGTTGAGATGAAAGGCCAGAAACACTTGGAACTTGAACAACACCAGTGCCAGTGCCAGCACTAGAAGAGGTCGCGATAAACGCAGCCCCTACAGCGGGGACGATATTTGCGGGCAAACCCAAAGCTTGCCAGTTTGCGGCTGTTGAGGTCCCGATAGATACGATGACATAGGCTTGGCCAATGGTAAGGCCAGAAGAAATATTAATATTTGAGCCCGAGAGTGGACTTACAACTCCAGAAGACCCACCACCAACATATCCTGAAAAAGGCTTTGCAAAATTCACTAAACAAAAACCAGCCAAAGGATTTGGATTACCCGAAGCGGGAGTGGCTGAGGTGTTCATATAAACTGAAGAAACTAAAGGACTACCTTTAAGAGAGCGGGTACCGAATCCGTTACCATTGGCCTTATCGACAATAAAATTAATGTCGATTTGATTTGTGCCGCCCAAAATATTTAATTCTTCAACTTCACCAAATTGATTTTTAGAATATTCAGTAGGCTGAGTCATGAAAGGCCCTTTCGCTTGAAAGCAAAATTTTTGACAAAGATTTTCCCCGCTTGCATTAATCCTCAAGCATTGTCGGAAAGAATGTCAACAAACTTTATTCTTCGGGAAAAATAGGTTCAGCAAAACATCGACAGTTTGGAAATTCACCAGGATGACCCGTCATGCCATCAGACAATGTTGGTGGATTATCCCAAGAAAAAATCATGCCTTGAAGTGGGCGGCCTTTATAAGTTTTGTGCGAAGGTCTCACAGCACTATCGCCAGAATTATGCCAGCGATATTGATTACTTCCCGCAGACATTGCTCTTGCTTGATTGATGGTAGCGTTGGCTTTTGCGGTTTCAGTTCTCGCAATTAAAACCGCGCGTGATGTGGCCACCTCTGTTGAAAGTCCTAACTCTTTTTTTATTTCTTCAATGGTGCTTTGGTCGGGCATTGCTCTTTGTCCAGCAAGTACACCTTTTCTGGCTAACTCTTGGGCACGAAGACCTGCCTCAATTGGAATTGATTTTATGAGTGCCACTTGTTCCCGGTGAAGATCATATGAGATGAGGGCTTCGGCTGTCATGTGCTTACCCACCAAGAATTGTTTCTTAAGTTCAGTGGATAATGCTTTTGCTTTTTGTTTGTAGGCTTTTTGGTTTGATTTTTTAACAAGGTTTATCATGTTTGTGGCTTGCCGCTCAGCCCACGGGCCTAAAAGCTCGGCATATGCTTCAAGAGACTTTGTCATCTTTTGTTGGTCTTTAATTGTGATGCCGTCAACATGGGCCTCGACAATGTGACCCGAAGCCCTGGCTACTTTTTTAAGGGCTCTTTGAAATTCCCTTTCAGCTTGCTTTGAGGCCTGGAAGTTTCCTTTAAGAGTCTTTTTTTGAAGGGGCATTAACCATTATTTCTTTCTTCTTGCAATGGCGCATTTCCATTTCTCATGATTTGTTGGTCCCTAATTGCCTTACCGGCCCACATATAGACTTCTTCAAGTTTGGTTATGGCTAAGGCCCTCGCCCTAAATGCGTTTGAATCAGGCTTTGTATTTTCTGTAGGAGGTGGGACTATCAAGTCTAATGTATGTTCCACATTTTTACAGATTTCTTTAATAAGTTTTTGTTGATCCTGTGCTTCTTGGTCATATTGAACATAATCAAATCTACTCATATTTCCCCCTCAAATCCAAATAACCAATCTTTTACTTTTGACCATTTTGAATCAACAGCTCTCAGCTTTGGTGGTGCTTTCTTTTCGGGCTCTTTGGCTGTATCTTCTTTTTCAGGCATATCAGGTAAGGGGGGACCCTCCTCTTCAGCTTCCGAAATATCCTCATCAGTGATGTTGCTAAATATTCCCGTGTCCCCTGATGTTTGTCTAAGCTCTTTCATCGCTGTGGGCCTATCAACTAACCCCGAGTCAAAAGCTCCGATGATGGTTTCAGCCGTTGTCTTCGCGTTATTGGCCTTGTCTGTGGCTGACATTTGCCATAAAGGCACGAAATTAAATTCCATATCATCGGGTGGATCTTCACCAAACTCAGAGCGCCACATTACTTTTAAAAGCATCTCCCACCCACGGCGAAGTTTTGATTCTTGTTTGGCATTGATTGAATCATAGTAAAGACGAATGTCATCATCACCATTTGAGTTAAGCCCTGGTGGCGCTTGACCAAAAAGCCTAATAAGAGGAATTTCAGCGGCTCCTGATAATTGCTGGCCAAATTGAAGCATCATATCTGACAGACCAGCAAACGAGTAAGACGTTGTCTGATAAGCGTCGTCTTTGTCTAAAAGTGTGAGCCCCTCATTAGTTTGCATTTGTCTGACCATTTCAAATTGAGCTGTGAGACCGGCCAAAGCTTGTCCACCGGCTGCGACGATTTCTCTTAACCCGTTCACGCCCACCATTCTTAATGAGGCCCTGTTAATTAAATTAGCCGATGACATTGTGGCGTCGTCAAATGAAATGAGTCTGTCCCACAGTCTCTCAAGAACTGATTCACCCCAAAGCATTTCAGTAATAGCTTGAAAATAGGGAAGGTCAATTCCCGAGAGTCTTATCACTCTTGAATGGTGTACTTGAAGTGCGCCTGATGGTGTGTTGAAAGCTTGTGAAGTTTCACGGGGGTCATTAACGATTTGATAAAATTTCGGAAGCCCCAGGTCCGGGCCTGA